GGATTAAATAAATTATATAATGAAAACAAATAATATACTGTTGATATTAATTATACTTACGTTTGCTGGGGCAACGTGGTTGATAACTGAGAATCATGCTTTAAAGCGTGGAGAGATTCATATGATAGATAGGTGGTTTACGTTGGAGGAAGATCTGGGTAAATTGGAATTGGAGATATTCGATATGAAGACTCAGATGAATAGGATTGAGATGATGATTGATGATATGGCTGTGGAGGAAGATACTGTGTCAATAAATTATAATTAAATGAGTACAACAACGAGTTTATTAGTGTTGATTGTTGTTGGTAGTTTTTTAGTACTAACACTGGCAAATATTATAGGGGATTAAGTTATGTTTAAGATTACTAATGTAGATAATGGTAAAACGTTTACACATCATACTAAGATGGGTATGGAAAATGATACTACAATATTAGAACGTTATGGTTGTCCGTTTGTTGTTGAGGAAGTTGATGCAACGGATGATCAACAAGCACCAAGTATGTCTAACCTAGGATGGAATTTGCTAGTAGGTGGTAAACTATAGCTAGGGAATATGATCTAAGATGTATCTGGTGTTAACCCTCATTGCCAGCATCCACATTTTTTTCAACTTACCTTAAAAATATATATGAACAACATGGGTGTTCACAAATGTTCATAACGAAGTGCGCGGGGAGGCGTGGAGATGCGGGGGAGGGGTCGTATATTTACACCATATGATAATTGGATAACATATTAATAATAGCTGGCCCAGCATGTATTTAGTACTTATGCTGCGTGCATAAATAAGGCGCAACGTACCCTCTACCATGGTAGGGGACTCGTTGTCGGTACCTTATTATCCGTTATGGATTACCCCATTGTATATAACATAATATTCTACCATGGCATATCCCCTGGTATGTTATGCTATATTACCTTAACATTATATGCTGCATATGTTGGTTGTGCGGCGTACGTACCGCGTGTATATCGCGTTTATACCCATGTATGCTGATGTCCATATACGCGTGTATATCGCACAAAAAGAAGTAGATGTATGTTCAACTCGAACTTACCCTTTCACCATCGAAATAGTATATACCTATATCCTATATATTAAAGTCCATTTAACCCAAAAGAATCAAAATCCAAAAGGTTCAAAATCTTCTTCATCGACGGATTCTTCATCGTCGACAAAGTATATATTTATACTGGAATTATGATATTTTTTATCTTCCCCCACATAAAAATTTGGCTTCCCCAGAAAGGGTTCGTATATTTACACCGTAAATTAAAATAAATAAAGGTTATGATTATAATAAATTATATAGCAATAGGAGCATTAATAATGTTTATCATGGAGGTTATAATTAATCCCTATAAAGAAAAAATAGCAGCCATAGAAAAAGAAGATAAACCATTCCAGTTTGATTGGATCACAAGAACCTTTTGTATAGTAGCATGGCCACTTGCACTTGCTATAATATTAAAACATACAATTCAATGGATTAAAAATATATTAAAATAAAAGTTATGAAACAAACAATAAAACATATATTACTATTTTTAGGACTTATATTATCATTAATATTTGCCCCTTCATGTACTAAACAAGAAACAATTCATCAATCTCCTTGTAATGGTGATTGTGGTGCTATATATTCAGTTATATATAAAAATCAAGAAATTTTTCCTAATGGAAATGGTTATTATGAGATAGAATGGGATGGGTTAAATTATTTTCAAGTTAAAGGTCAGTTAACTTTATTAAACCCCCAATATGTCGTAAATGATGTGCCCTTAATCGAAGCAAATTTTGATTCAGATTATTGGGTAGTATTAGATTCTATTATGTTTCAAACTCCCATGTATAGTTACTTAGGTTGGTTTAATAATAGTAGTTTAAACACACCAATACCTTTTGGGAACTATACATATACAATGAATGACTTAATAGGTTTACACCCACCATTAAATATAGTTGGTTACCAAGTTCCCAAACACTTTTGTACAGAATGTCCCTATGCCCCTACTATAGTGGGAACACATTCAAAATATAATTATAACCCCACACAAAATGTATTATTAGATAATGAAATGATAGGTGATACAATCAATATATTTATTGAATCTGTATTTAATACCGAAGGAGGAGTATGGTATCACGGTCATGATGCCCCAGTACCTAAAGAAACCATAGAAACTCAAATAAAAGTTATAATAATATGAGCGAAAAAACGGGACTTACAGAAAAAATAGAATATCTCTTTAATGAATCTAAACATTTAGAAATATTCATGCCAAAATTATCACGATGGCATCGAGTAACACCAAATGATTTTAGATCATTTGATGGTAAAAGAAGAATACAAGGTGAGGAGTATGAAGGTCCATTATATGCCTATGGTACTAATCGTAAAGTTTCACCAAAACACAATAATAAGATCGTTGAAAGCGAAGTAACTAAAGCCCGCGCATTAATCTCCCAAAAAATACGTTAATGTCTAAACCCAATATTAAAAAAATTACGGAAGACAAAGCTTCCCAATATTTCAGTATTGAAGAAGACTTACTAGACTCCCCTATCCGTTTTTATACTAAAACAGAAGACGAAGATGGGTGGGATAAAATAACATATTACACCTCCAGACGTAAAGACATATACTCCAACCGCGGTGAAGCTGATCAATGGGTTTATATACTATCAAATCCTACACTACCCAATATGCTCAAAATAGGTTATACCAAACACGAGCCTGAAATTAGAGCAAAACAAATTAGTACTTCCACCGGTGTAGCACTACCATACAAAGTAGAATGGGCATTTCAATGTTTTAATGGCGAGCGACTAGAGCGGGAAGTCCATGAAGAATTAGCATCTTACCGCGTGAATCAACAACGTGAATTCTTTGATATACCATTAGTTGAAGCACAAGAAGCAATTGAAAAACTTGGAAAACAATATGTATAGTATATACGTATCTATAAATTAAAATATGATGAGAGACTTAAAAGAAGAGTTGATGCAAATTAAGGGAGGCGATTTCCCTAAATGGTATGCATCGCTTACCAAACTTGAAAAAGCAGAATACTTTCAAGCATTAGAACAATTCGAAAAAGAATTTAAGCCAAGAGATTAATTTCCTCTAACTACTACTAAACCGTAGCTTTTTTTAATCTCATTATATTGAGATAGGGAAATTTTATGTGTTGTTATTAATGTAACTTCATTTCCCTCTATAATTGCTTTTCTACTTGCCGTTGGAGTTATAACTGTTTCTATAGTAGAACAGCTAACCATTAACATTATTCCTATAAGTGTTATTACATTTTTTATCATATCTATAAATATACGTAACCTTTTAGTCATATCCAAGTTATATATGACGTTTTTTAGAATTTTATCTTCTAACCCATAATATATTAATTCTAGATAATTCTTGATGAAAAGTATGATAGCCTTCCAAATTTAATTTTTCCTCAGAAATATTAATAACCCTATATCTTAAAAATTGATCTCTTTTTAAAAAAACATTTATATCTTCTTTAATAACATCCCAATGTTCCCAACCATAATGAGAATCTTCATTAACTATTTCGACTCTAGTTAATTCTATTTTATCATTACTAATCTCAATATAGAGACTATCTACTTCACTTAAATCTAATAAATTCCAAGACTGGTTATTTGTAACATTTGTATAGTTATATTCTAATATTATAAAACTTGCCGAATCCATTAAGGTTTCCCACTGGTGTGTAATATTAGTGGGTTGGATAGGATCAGGTTTTCTACATTTAATCATTAGAATTAAGGGAAGTAATAATATTACTTTCCACCATTTCATGGTTATAACTATATTATATAATAATTTAATAAATAAGTCACATATGACGCTTTTTTATTTTAGTTTGGAGTATACCTTACTAGTACTATATTTATTAATGACATGGACCTTAACCATATATTCAACCTATTTGGAGGTGACCCTAAAAAGTACACTGAGGAGCCACCTTCTACTATTAATATAGAACAATTTGAAAAAACACCTACATTTAAAGTTGGCATGTATAAAAAAATTATATTAAACCAACACGTATTTCAAAAGAAACTTATCAACATGTTTAAAACTCCAAAAGATGATTTTGGAATGGACGGTATGGATGATGTAGGAGAATACATAGCTCACCATAGGGCCTGGAGTTATATTAAAGATTGTAAAATTGATGATGAAATATGGCAAGGTAGTTTAACCATCCAACATGATGACTATCTAGATACAGCATTAAAATTATCAATATCCTTTTTTGAAGAGCGAGAAGAATATGAAAAATGTGCTCATTTAGTAAAAATTCAAAGGTATCTTAAAGATAATTTGGATTCGAAATCCTAATATCGTATATTCCCATCACGGGGTTTGAAAAAAACGTATAATAAAAAAAGTGTGATAAGGTGATACACGGGATTATAAGGAACACCCTATTAAAAATAAAATAAAGTTATGAGAAATAAATCATTAGTACAAAACAGATTAAGAACACTCCAGGGCCAATTAAAAAAACTTGATATGGAAATTCATAGAGGAGGAGATAGAACATCTATTAATGGAGCCCAAAGAACAGTTGAAGAAACAGTTCAAGATATTATTGATATTGTAGAAAGAGAAGCATAATGAGTCTATCCGCAGAACAAATTCAAACAAATTGGAATAAATTTTTAGCTTATATTAATACTTACATCTCAGATCCTAGAAGAGAAAAAGTATTAGCATTTTATAAGAAATTCGAAGATGATCTTGTATTAATGCCAGCATCACATAAAACAGCTTACCACAATGCATTTCCAGGTGGCTATATTGACCATGTTAATAGAGTTATAGAAGGTGCTTTAGCAATAAATGAAGTATGGAAAAAATTTGGTACGGAACAAAATTACACAACCGAAGAACTTGTATTCTCAGCTATAAACCATGATTTAGGTAAAATGGGTAATGGTGAAGAAATGGCATATCTACCATCTAAAGATGATTGGAGAAAAAAGAATTTAGGTGAAATGTATCAATACAATAAAAAATTAGCCTATATGTCAGTTCCAGATAGATCCATTAAATTACTTGTTGATCATGATATTAAGCTTACCGAAAACGAATGGATGACTATTAAATTATTAGTTGACCATGATATTAAACTTACTGAAAACGAATGGATGACTATCAAATTACATGATGGTTTATATGACCAAGCTAATGAACCTTATTTAAAGAATTACATGCCAGAGCAAAAGCCTCGAACTTCCTTGGTATTTATAATTCATCAGGCAGACTTAATGGCAGCAAGAATCGAATTCGAACAAGTATGGCTATCAAAATTCAATGAAGAAGTTTTAGACAAACCTAAGGATAAAAAATTAGATGTAAAAACTAAAGCACTAGGTTCAATGAAAAGTGAAGGTTTAAAAAACATGTTAAATAGTTTATGATAGTAACCATAGTAATATCTATTCTATCAGTAATAGTAGTAATCTTAGGATTTACTACTTTTAATTTATTACGTAAAAATGAAAAACAAGAAGATATTTTATCAGAATATCTAAATTATCTAGATGGGTTATCCAAAACAATAGATGCTTCGGATAAAAAACTTAAAGAAATAGATCAAGCCGGTACATTTAAATCTGATGATGAAGTAGGATATTTTTTCAAATCTATCCAAGACATTCAGGACATCTTGAATGACTTCAAGTTAAAAGAAATAAAATGATTACCGTGGCTAGAAAAAGAAGACCCAAGAGTAAAAACTACTTTACTAAGGATACCGAAAACGCTATCGTTAGATACAATAATGAACCAAACCCAGAAATAAGAAGTAACATATATAGAGATGAAATACATTATGCTTTTTTTAAATTAACCGAAAACATAATTCATACCTTTAAATTTTATTATACTGAAGTAGATCAAATAGAGCATCTACAGCATGAGGTAATAACTTTTTTACTTTCTAAATTACATTTATTTAACCCAGAAAACGGAGCTAAAGCATATTCCTATTTTGGTACTATAACAAAAAATTGGCTAATAGTATATAATACTAAAAACTATAAAAAACGTGTACAAACTGCACCTGTGGATGAATTGTTTAAGGATGATAATTATTCTTATAGTATGGGTGAGGAAAAGGAAAAAGACAGATTATCCATTTTTATAGATAGTTATGTAAAATATGTTGAAGATAGATTTGATACATTCTTTCCTAAAGGTAATGATGCTAAAGTAGCAGATGCAATATTAGAATTATTTCGTAAAAGAGAAAATTTAGAAATATTTAATAAGAAAGCTCTTTATATCTATATAAGAGAAATAATGGCTAGCCATGGTTTAGAGGTTAAAACCCCTAAAATTACAAAAATAGCTACTAAGCTATATGGACTATTTAAAGAAAGTTATATTTTTTATCTAGAAACTGGATATATAGATTTTGAAAGGTCTTAAATAATCATATTTATACATGAATCAAACGTATAACTATGAGCCACTTAGACAA